ACCCAATTAAATTCTAATACGTCACATTGTTCAACTTCTTCTTTAGAAATATAGTAATCTCCGTTAAAGTCTTGAAAAGGTAAAAACAAACCATCTTTTGTAAACTCTTTACCATTAATTAAATTAAATTGTGCTATCGTTAATTTATACGCTTTTATCATACTCTGCGGGTTAAAATGTTTTGGTAATTACTAACTATTGTATTAAGCAAATCTGCCTCACTATCCGTTAATCCTGCCCCTAATGAAGTAAACGCTTGACCTCTTATACTATATTCCCCTACACTCCCTAAAGACAATTTAAAAGTAGTTGAACTGGGGGTGTTACTTGTGGCAACAAATGTGTCTTTTAATTTACCATTTAAAAAGAATTTTCTTGTAGTAGAACTTAACCGACTTGCAATATAAAATCCAAAATATGCCTCATCCGTTCTACTTATTACTTGTAACCCCGTATTATTTACGTTTGAAATCCCACCTGCAACACCTTGATACCATGAAGATAAATAAAATGTTGCCCCCGTTGCAATATCAACACCACTTACAGCTCCTGAACTTGATAAGTTATCCATCAAATAAACGGAAACATGGACATCATTTTGTGCTAAAACATTTTGCGCCAAAAAAGTATCAGCACTCGCGTTTGTCCCGTTTGGTTTTATTCCTCTTGATGTATGTGTCCAACCTCCTGAAAATACTAACCGATAAGCCCCGTTTGTATCTTGAGGGTCAAGTAGATTAAATTTATGCGTTGTAGCAGTACCTCCGACAAATGGATAAATGGCAGTAAATTTACTTAATAAATTATTTACTCTTAAATCATAAACTAATTGAGTTAATGCACTTATAATTGTTGTATCGCTTATGCTTGTAGCGGTTAAAAAATCAGTAACTATATTATCTTGAACAATTTGGATATAATTTGATTTAGTAACAAAATCTCCCACGCCATCTTTAGCCGCTAATAATGTAATAGTTTTTAACCCTACACTATCAAATTGGAAAATAGGGTTTTGTAAATTAGAACTACCCTCACCGTTAAAATCCCAAGCCCATTCAGTGGGGCTATTATCTGATGTATCAGTAAAAGTAATTGTTTGCCCAACTTCTGCGGTAAGTATATCAGCACTAAAATTTGCCGTCATTGTCCCACCACCACCCGTCGGCACAATCCACTCACTACCTACTTTAGAACCTACTTGAGTCCCCGTTCCATCTTTAACTAATATGTTAGACGTTGCCCCACTTGGGTAAGGAGAAAAACTCGCTGAATTAATTGTTATTGTGGAATCAGGGGCGGTAATGTTTGCAGAAGATTCAGCGTTTATACTTGTAGTTGATAATGTTGTTGCTAATGTATTTTTAAGAACTGCAGTTGAGTCATTGATTGTTACATCTTGACTAACATTGCTTGGTATTACTGAAGTTTTTAAAATATTACCTGAGTCATCTTTAATTACTGCCGTTGAATCGGGGGCAGTCACATTTGTACTAACTCCACTGGCAATAGTTGTAGTTGACAAAGTAGTCCCTGCCGTATCTTTTAAAACTGAAGTAGAATCGGGGGCAGTTATATTAGAAGACCCATTACTTAAAATACTTGTAGTTGATAAAGTTGTATTTAAAGTGTTTTTAAGGACTGCACTTCCATCGGGAGCGGTTATGTTTGAAGTCCCTCCACTTGCTATGATTGTTGTCGATATCGTTGTTCCTGCACTATTCTTAAGTACTGCCGTTGCATCTCCACCACTTGCAGTTACTACCCAATTACCACTAATTAACGAACCAACAGGAACACCTAAAGTATTCACGACTGCTATATCTTCGGTGTTTCCACTCCCCACACTTCCGTAAGCAACACCGTTAATTGTTATTATCGCAACTGGGCATGAACTTGTCGGAGGTGTTGGTGTTCCCGTAGTTGGAACTGCACACTCATTGTAGTCAAAATCAGCCGTTACGCTTAAAGTTATTAAATGCCCTGCAATCCTATCTTTAAAATCATGGATGAAAGGAGTTAAAGTATTGTTCTTGTCTAAGTCAACATCTCTATTTATGTTTAAAGTCGCTAAAAGGTCTAACCCAATTTGAAAAGTGTCACTCTCAACTTCGACTTTATTTGCATCCCCATCCTCAAGCCTATCTCCGATTAAAATATTAAAGTTGTAAGTTATTTCATTGCCGCTTATGTTAGACGGTTGCGGACTTACCCAAAACAAAGGATAAGTCGTCGCTTGTGAACTACTAATCTCCCATAGGTCACCATAGCCATAGTCTTTAATTTGCAAATGATTGTCTGCAAAATCCTTAAAATATTTGTAAAGAATGTTTTTAGTTATCATTTTTTCTTTTCAATGTAAACCATCAATTTCTGAAGATTCTTTTTAGTGATTTTCTTATTAGCAATCTTTACAGTAGGGGTAGTATTTTCGTTCATTGTTTTTTCTTCTTGAGCGTCCTAAATAAATTCCAGTGTTATATCCTAATTCTCTTGATTGAATGTCTTGAGCGTTGTTATTGCCTGACATCCACAAAGGGTATGAGGTGTTATATTCGCTTAGATAACCTGACAACCTTTTGCCGTAAAACTCAGCCATACGTCCCCATTTTTGTTCTATCAATTCTAATTCTCTTTGGCTTACTGGTTGTTGGTTGTCGCTATTTTGAGTTACTACTCCTTTATTTGAGAATCGGTAATTAAATATAATTGCCCCGTCAGCGATTGTAGCATTGATAATAAAATCTCTGATATAGTCATCTAACAAAGTTTGATTTAAAGCCGTTAAAGTTGATGCGTTGATTTGATCGGCTATCTCGTTATAAAGGTCACTGCCTAAGATTTGTTGCAGTTGTAAATCTTGCACCATAATAATAGTTTGTGCGATTAATTTATCGTCTACGTTATTCTCTATTACACCATATTTTTTAATGGTGGCGGTGCTTACGAAAAGTGGTTTTAAACTCATTTTATTTTTTCTTTCTAACTAACACTGACTCCCAAAAATGGCGACAACTTGGTATATGAGTAACTGTACCCTTGATAGTTTGCCAACCGCCTTTATATTTGAATACGTCATCATTATAACCTTTTGTACTTGCAACATTTTGCATTGCATCGATTTGTGCTCTTGAGTATAATTGGTCTGCCGTTATTAAATCAACACAAAACTTTCTACTTGTAACTTTGCCGTCTTTATCCGTTAAAAGTTTAGGCTCTAAATTAGTCGTGTATCTCCACTTTGTTTCTAAGCCGACCTCTTGGCTTGGGGGTTCTTGTATCTCTTCGGGAGTTATACTTATTTCGCCTTTAACCTCAGTGTATTTAACTTGTAGTATGTTAGCCTTATTTAAGCGTTCTAAAGATTTGTAAAGTTCACTTTCTGAAATCTTTAATTTTTTAGCAAGGTCGCTAATCTTATAACTCTTGCCCTTTTTGATTTCGTCTAATAATTTTTGATCGTCTTCCTTTGCGAACTTGTCTGAGTCCGAATACACAAAACAAGATTTTACTATTTCGTAATTGTCAGCACTCTCGCCTATTTTTAAAAACTCGTTAAGTATAAAATCTTCTTGAGTTTCAAAACTTGACTTTAAAACATCGCCACCGACAAGCGCAGGAAGATTTATAAAACTTCTAATTTCGTTAGTGGTTAAACTTTCAAGAATCTTAGGGGCGATAATAGGATTTGAATTGATAATAGTTAAGATGTCATCTTTCTTTACAAGGTTAGGCTTTTCAATTCCTAATCTTTCATAAACCATGTCAGCAAATGAATCTGCATCTATTGTTCTGCTGATAATGTCTGAGGTCAACTCTATTCCGATAGGGTCTAAGGTAGTTAATTCAACTGGGTTGCCTAAGAATCCATAAAGACTAAGGATATAGTTCATGTCCTCTTCTTCTTCTTGTTGTTTTGGCTTTACATAGGTGTTAGAAAAGTGTTCCCATGACAAATCAAACTCTGACCGACCGCCACCTAATTCGCCTGGAGTCTTAATCCCAAAAAGTAAACCATTAGAAACTCTATGAGAATAAAGAATCTTATTAATTGTGTCCTTGCTTAACTGTTCGTATTGTTTATCGAGGTCATTAGAACGCAAAGGACTAATTTCGGGAGGTGTAGTGTTTGGATTCTGAAAGTTTAATAAAATCTCTCCTGCATTGTCCGTTCCTGATGCCTTAGATTTAAAAGCGTGTTCTATTTCTACTTGCTCCTCATCATTAATAGCCGTTCCATTAAAAAAGGTGACCATAGTTCCTGCTGAGAATCCCGTCTTAACATTATTTAACTGAAAGAAGTTGCACTCTATGTCCGTTTCAATAGGTGTAGCACCGCTATTGTACTCAGGTAAAGGGTAAATATCACTCGCAGGGTTATCGTCTATTAGGTAAAGGATTTGTTTGCCTTGTCTTTTTAAGGGGTCGAAAGCAGGAAGAGTAACGGTATCTTCAGGGAGTTTACCGTTTGAGCGTTTCCATTTAGCGTTAGTCGATTGTTCTCTTGTCCACTCCTTAGAGATATAAAACTCTGACTTGTCCACACAAGTTCTAATCGTATTAAATGGTTGTAGCTTTACACTTTTGATTGCACCAAAAACGTCCCATTCAATAAGATAAGCACACCCACCATACAAAGTTCTTTCAAAGATTTTCTTTCTCGCTAATTCATCAGCCGTTTGAGAATTGTTGATTGAGTTTAAAGTCTTTTCTAAAGCCACTTTATCACCTGCCCAATCGGCTTTAATCTTAAAACCTTTACCGTAGATATAAGTAGCCTTACCTTTTATAATCGCTCCATGTATTCCCGAATTGTTATAAAGATAACTTAGGTAATCTGAATAATCGTTATTTTTACCATAAGGCACATACAACATATTAGGTTGTCTGCGAAATATGGGTGTTTCATTCGCATAAAGTGGAAACTTACTGAATGAATAATTTTTAGTTTGGCTCATATGCTTTGCGGGTTAAAGTAGATTCTTGCTCTACTCTTGAGGTTATAATCTTATCGTAGGTCATTAGTCCATTTTCAACTACATTTAAACCAGTAGGCACTAAATTTGTTGAACTCACTTGCTCATAGACGTTATAAGTGTATTCATCGCCTAAAGGTATCTGAATCTCGCCTACTAATGGACTCGGTGTTGTTGTCTTTACTACTATTGTAAACTTATTATATCGTTCGGGATATAGGCTTAAATCGGCTGAAATACAATAGTACTTTATTTGTGTTTGATTATTAATAAATTCAAACAAGAAGTTAGGCGAGGATATAGTTATCTTTTCAGACAAAGTCAAAACCACTACATTACTTCCTAAATTTAGTCTTATCATTACTTATATTATATTAAAAACTAACTTAAGTACAAAAAAAAAGGGAAGCCGTTAAGCCTCCCTTTCTTTAATTATAATTTATTAGATTAATGTTGTAACAATCGCTTGAGAGATTCCATAAGGATAGGTCTTCTCTTCGCCCGTAAATGTCAAAACAAAACCATTTAAGTCACTTGCACCTTTGCCAGTTCCTGCCGTTCCCGTTGATAGGTCTAAACCATTCTCAGAACCGTATAAACTGAACAAACCGTTTTTATCCTTTACGATAAACATTAAAGGTTTCTGAGCAAGTACTCTTATTTCATTACGTTTAGCAACATCAAAACGATCAAGTTGAAACTCTACGCTTTGCATGATGTAACCGCTTCCACTTGTAACTTCACCTGCGTTGTCTGCTTTAGCCTCTGCGGTGTTTCTTCTAAGTTCGTATTTGTAGAACTTTTTGCCACCCGTCATCGCCATTGCGGAAACTAAACCTGCTGAAGTTGTGAAAGTAGTAGTATTAAGATACTCCAATTCTCCGATGTAAACTTCGTCCACTCCACCGATACTATCTCGGCAATCAAGAGTGAATCCTGTTGATAGTAAGCACGGCATGATTAAACTAATTTAAAGGTTACGATTTCATTCGGAAATTTCACTTGAGTACCAACTTTGAAGTGAATATCAAGCATCATAGTCAAGCTGATTGGGTTCTCTCTGATGTTGAACATATCTTCGTCAGATTCAAGGTCAGTTCCGATAATGAAGTTTGAAGTTCTGCCCAAGTGGATTCTATTTGTTCCGTCTAAACCGAAGAAAGCAACTACCTTGATTCCAGTGCCTGGCAAGATTAGTTCTTGAGATTGGTAAGCAGAACCGTTCACACCATCATAGTGGAATAAATTAGCAGCTTTCAATGCAAGGATTAATTTGTCGAAAGTATCGCTACCACACATGAATTGTAAGTCAGATTTACCTTTCAATTTAGCAGGAAGCAATGCCCATATTCCGTCAAATATAGATACTACGTTAGCAGATGTGATACCAGTTCCAGTAGTGATACCGCTTGGGTTACCGTTGATTGTAGTTGCAGAAGCATCTAAAATGATTTTATTAAAACCATCGAATTGAGTCAAGTTAGCACCACCTGAACCACCAATAGCAGACTGCCATAATGCAGTTTCTTTCGCTTCAGTCAACAAACCTACTAAGAAGTTAGTGAAGTCAGCTTCGAATGCAATATAGTCATACATAGTGCCTGGTCTTAAGGCTCTTTCAGTCCAAAATCCCTCTAACTCTTTTGCGCAAAACTCTTGCTGAACTTTGATTTTACCTACTGTGATAGTTCTTTTTGAGAAACCAGTCTTACCTGAAGCGTTGAACGCACACGCAGTGTCAGCTTGGTAGAACAATTCAGTGGTGATGTAGTGCAAATCAGCAGTTGATTTGATACCCGTTTGCTTGGCGAAAGTAGCACCCGTTTTGCCTTCATAGAAAGAACGGATTAATAGTTCAAGTGATTGGTCATTAACGACTGCTGGTAATCCAGTGGTGTCGTATGCGAATTTTTTAAGTTTCATCTTATTTTATTTTATTTTGTTTAATATTTCAGTTAATCTTGAGAATTGAGAAGCACCTACGCTTACTGATTTTCTCTTTGCATCTTCCTTTACGGGTTCTGCTTCTTCGGTCTTAGCAAGGATTCCAACTGCACTAAATAAAGCGGTAGTCTTTGCGTTTAACGCTTCGATTTCTTTAGCATACTTTGAGTGGATTTCAGCAATCTGAGTGTTGAAGTCATTTGCTTGAGCCTCTAATGCTTCAGTTACCTTAGACATCATTGCTTCGTCATTCAAAGGGCTTTCCTCTTCAGGTGTACTTACCTCTTCGATAACTCCGTTTGATACAGTGATAACGATGTCACCTTCAAGAGTGTGTTCACCATCGGGAGCAGGAACTTCTGAACCGTCAGCCATAATTAAAGTAACTGCTTCGCCAACTGCGATAGTTCCTTTAACACTTGCACTGCCGTCAATTAGCTTAGTTTCTGCCAATTCGATTGCAGGTTCTACAACGGGCGTTTCTTCAGAAAAAACTTTCTTAAGTTGATTCGTCAAGTCTTCGCCTAAGACTTTTTTCAATTTATTAAATTCCATATTATTGATTATTTTATTTTTTAATTCTTCGTATTCGTTTTGTTCGGCTTCGTCTACTTTTTTATCATTAAAGTAACCCTCAACACTAAAACCTTTGATATCACCCTTCTTAGCCATGTCCCAAACTGCATCATCTTCAATCTTTACATAGCCAAACCATGAACCATCGGGTGCAGGAGTGAATCCATCAGGTGTTTTCATCCCTAATTTGCTATCAATTATAAAATGACTTAGTAAATAAGCCCCTTTAACGGGCAAATTATCGTCATGGTTTAGGTTAAAACTTAGTGGTTTGCCACTCTTTGCTAACTTATTAACGATTCTTGCGATGCTTTCAGCCGTAAATTTGACGTAATATTCCGTTCCGTCCTCATCTCTGCGGTAAATTGGTTGTTCCGCAGCCATTAAAAAGCCTCCTAAAATCCTTTTTTCCTCATCTACAACAGTGAATTTGTGTTCGATTATAGGTTCTTGAGCCGAAAATGTCTGCCAATTCCTTTCAATAGCAGGTTGCAAAACTAAACCTACTGCGAAAACTGAAGTTTCATCCTCAAGATTCTCGTCTATATCCAAAACATATAAAGGTAGCTTCATTGATTATATAATATTTAAAAGTTATTAAGATACAATATAGACTTAAATCAAAGTTGCGTTATGTCTTATCCTCGCTACACGCCCTTGAGAATCGGTAATATCCTTTTCTAAAACGTAAACTCTTTGATTTGGATTCATCGCAGGACGGTTGCTTTGGAATGTGTCTAAACGAGGAGGCTGACTTGATACATTGCCTCCCATTGACGGAGCAGAACCACCACCACCTCCAGCACTCGCACTGCCCCCACTACTTAAGATTGATTTAGCCTTTAACATATTAGCAGTAATTTGAACTATGCCCGAAGCAAACTGAGCAACACCCGATGCGCCAAAGGTTACTGCGTTTGTTGGATTCGCTTGAGAGTTTTTAGTCAAAGATGAAATAGCCATTGCCGTATCAATACCTATTTGAGTCAATGCAAGGGTTTTACCTAATGCGGTGTTTTTAAATTGTTGACCAAGTGCCAACTCACCAAGATTATTAATTGCTAAATAAGTATCATTGACAATTGAGAGTCTTGCTTCTGCGTTTGCCTTTTCACTCGCCAATTTTTCATCTGCTAATTTTTTACTAATGTCAATTTGTTTATCGGCTGCGTCTTGCTCGGCTTCAACTTCCAATTCAAGTTGCGACATCAAGTCTGACATTTCTTTCTCGCCTTGAATCCTTATTCTTTCATTTTGTCTTTCGTCTGCTGCGTTCTCTTCCTCTAATGCAGTCATCAAATCTTCCATAGCCTTTGCATCGGCTTCCTTTTTTAATCTTCTGCGTTCTTCGGCTTTCTTTTTATCTGCTGCCCTTTGCTCCTCTAATGCTTTTTTGTCAACTTCTTTTTGTTTAACTATCGCTTCGGTGTCTGAATCAACTTTCAATAAAGAAATCTTATTGCCTTGCTCTACTAAATTGTCATAAAGTTTTGCGTTTGCATCACCAGTTTGTTTTAAAAGTTCCTTATCCATTTTAACTGCCCCAGACATCATACCTTCAACTAACTTATCATACAATGCCCCTTGTTCGGCATAGGTTTTTTCTAATGCCTTAAGTTTCTTTTCTTCTGAATCAATAGTTATTTTAGCAATATCCTCCGCACTTTTGCCTTGTCTTTTGGCAAAACTTATCGCTAACTTAGTGCTAAAATCCACTTGCTTATTGTAGTTTTCTAAAGCAGAGTTAGACGCATCAATAGCATTAGTTAAATCATTCTGAGCCTTTGTCGCCTCTTTACTGCCTGAAATCCATTCAGTAATTTTAGGGATTAAATAAACAATCCCTGCAATTAAAGCACCTATACCTAAAGTCGCTAATGCTGCCCCAAACATTCTTGCTGCAAATGTTGCTCTTTGCATTGCGACTGTTGTATATTGCAATGATGCTGCCCTTTGTGCTTCAACAAAATTTAAAACTCTTAATCGAATAGATTGTAGAGTTGTCATAGCTGCGCTATCTTTATTTAAAGTATTTGCTAATGCTTGGATTCCTGCAAGAGCTGACATTGCCCCTTGCAACTTGACCATTGTCTTTTGCAGTTCTTCATTTTCATCGCTTACTAAGGCGGTTATACCTTGAACCGCTGCAAAACCTCCGACAATACCTTGAGTTACACTTATTAGACCGTCTAACCCTTTGGAATCCGATGCTAAGTTTTTTACCCTTTGGCTTACATCGCCTATTTGGTCTTCTAAAGCCCCTGCCTCAGCCGCTAATTTGTTAAATGAGTTACTATCTAAAGTCCCTGAAGCCAATAAAGCTTTCATTTCCTTTAGCTGAGTTTTAAGACTCTTGGTTTTTTGTTCTACCTGCTCAACACTTTCGCCACCTTTGATGACTAAGTCAACTTCTATTTTAGTTTTTGCCATTGTTTTTTATTTTATTTTTATTCCCAAACTCCCGATACTTTTATTTTAGGTGTTGAAGTTTTCCACACCCCTGCTACTTTTATCCATGTCACAACTTGTTTCCAAGTTCCTCCAACATTTAACCAAAATATTGAGGATACACTTGATGTTCCTACTATTGGTAGTATTTCTAATTCAATCTGCGCCCCATCAAATAATTTTCTTGTTGCCATTTTATACTTCTGATAATATTATAGCACCTGTTATTCCAAAGTTTACTGCTGTAACAGCACTAACGGTTAAACAAGCATCAGGATGAATTTCACAAAGTGAACCAATTATGCAACCTGTACTAACACTGTCTAAAGGCATTGTACCTGTTGCACTTTCAAGTGAAATCATTGATAGTGGTTTAAATAAACATACACCAAAGTTACCTGCAGTTCCTGTTGTGGCAGCAAGAGTTACTGACTCAATACTTCTTATTCCCGTATCCCCTGCTTGTAATGGAATAGGAATTAAAACACCTACTTCTCTATAAAAACCTCCACCCATTTGTGTAGCAGTAGATGTTCTACCACTCACGCCCGATGAATTTGTGTAGCTTATTGTTACCGTTGATATGGTTGACCCAATTATGGTATAAACTACTATTCCTGCCATAACTCCCTCACCCGATGTATACCTTGTAAGTGCTGCAGTTGGAAGATTAGTTGTTTGAGGTGCTGTTAAAGTAGCATTCAATCCTCCACTAACATTTAACAAATCAACAACCATCATTGCTGCTGCACCATAAGTTGAAGTATTAATCCTTGCCCCTAACATTGTCAATCTACCTGTTGAAACAGCAGGAATAAGACCCATTGATTGTAGGGAATTTTTGTCTAATGCAACACTTGTAGTTGGTGTAGCAGGGGCAGGATTAAAGTATTGCCAATTTGCATTCGGTCTCTGTACTCTTATTGTGCTTGTGCTAAAATCAGCAACACGATTTTCTTTTAGCTTGTCTACGTATTCGTTAAAATCTGTTAATGCCATTATTTTTCTATTGTTGCTAATGAACCGAATAATTCAGGTGCAGTTCCACTACCTGCAATAAACATTAAAGATAAACAAGCATTGGGGTCAATAATTGGTATACCTGGCAATCCTGTTGTGTAATCTCTCCAACCCATTGTACCTGCTGCCCCCACAGGTATCCAAGCCAAAGGTTGAGCAATGGTTATACCAAAGTTTCCCGCAGTTCCCGTTGTAGCGGTTAATTGTATTTGCTCTATTGCTTGTATTCCCGAATCTCCTGCTGCTAAAGGTATTCTTTGCATTCTTGTAACCTCACGGAAACCCGTTGCACCTATATTAATAGTTGATGTTCTTGAACCCGTACCTCCTTGATTGGTATAGGTCATTGTAAGGGTTGTAGATGTTGTTCCGATTATTGTATATATTTCATAGAATGCTATGTTACCTGCGCCCCCTGTATTACGAGTAAGGGCAGGAGTTGGTGTTGAGCCTTGAATAGTTTGAGCTGCGGTTGAAGTTCCCGAAAGTCCGCCCTCGTGGAATAACCTATCGTATAAAAGATAAACTCCCGCAGTTAATGGAGTAATAGATGCCCCTATTAAATGCTTATCTCTGCCACCACCTGCGGCAGTAAATGGGATTGCACCATTAGTTGATTTAGTAGGTATAGCACCTACTGTTGGTACATTCCCCTTTGCAGGCATTCCATCGTATTCCCATAAAGAACAACCTCTACCTGATATTGGTGCAGTTGCCGCAACACCTGCGACTCTTGGGACTTTGTGGAAAAAGATATTTTCGGGCAATCCACTATTGCCGCCTGTTTGTCGATTTATTAAATCGGATAAGTCAGTTATTGATGCCATGTTATTTTAATTAATAATTTTATAAATACTGTAAATAAATATCTCCATCAGAACCGCCTACAGGTGCAGCCGTTCCACTTGTTATTGCTTTTTGTTTGCTATTGAATGTACTCCAATCTGATGAATTTAATGCTCCTCTATTAGCTGCTGATGCCGTTGGTACATTTAAAGTTATTACAGGTGTTGTAGTTGGATTTGCTACCGTACTACTTAAATCAGTGCCACTTGTACCTAAAGTCAGAGCTGCAACAGTTGTTACTGTTCCACTACCTCCACCACCACCGACTCCACCTGCTAAAAATTCCAATCTACTTAAATAAGCATCTTCAATGTAAATTCCAATATCGGGAGTGCCTGACGAAACAATAGTATAAAACTTAATTACTAATCTATCCGTACTTAATAAAGTAAGTATAGACGGGTTGTAAATTTCTAATTCGTAATCATCAATACTCAAAGTGATTGTTGTCGAAGTCACTGGAGTTGTCGCCAAAAGCGTTTCAGTACCTGCTAAATTACGTTTGTACACTTCGGCAAAGATTGTTGCACTTCCTCCGTTAGTTCGCTTAGCATGAAAGTGAGTTTTAAACACTCCCGTAGGAATAAATAGAGTGCCTGGACTTGATGGCTCAGTCACAAAAGTAGCTAACAAAGTAGTCCCTGAACAATTCGCAACCGTTACATTTTGACTACCTCCCGTTGAAGGACTTGTAAGCATTTTATAATACCCTCCTATGTCACTCGCAGTCTTAAAGAAAAACAAATTTAAATCAGCAAATTGATTTGTCGCAAATTCTATTTGATTGTTTGTCGCATTATAAGTCCACACTTGCCCGTTGATAGGACTGCCGACTAATACTTTGATATTGTCGATGTATTGAACTCCACTCTCAGCGATTGTTAAACCACTTGTATTAATCAAAACAACATCGGTGATGCCTGGCAAGATTACATTGTCATCCCCTTGAATTAAAATGTTAGCATTGTCACCTCCTAAATTGTTTCCGTTACCCGTTACTACTATACCGTTGGTGTTATCGTTTAGGACTGTTCCTCCCGTTGCAAGTATGCCCTTTTTAATTACATTCCCATTGGTGTTATAACCTCCGTCCTTTTCACCTTGCCCATTGCCCCCGTTTGAAGTAACCACCGTCGGAACAAAGGCATCTTGATAAGCGAACTTTAAAAGTTTACAAAGAGTTGTTTGATTCCCGTTTGGGTCATAATCTTGAACCGTTAATAATCGATAAGCGTTATCCTTTACCCAGTATGTTTTTCTAAAGTCTAAGTTTGCAATATCGTTTGGCCTAAGTTTAAACCATGCTTCTACTAATTTAGAATCCTTATTCCCTATTTGTTCCCATTGTGATTTATGGAATTGGTTGTATAGGTTGTTGTCGGTTGTGGTAACTCCCGAACTATTTGGAGTTAGGTAAAAATAAAAGTCTTGAACATCAAACGCAAGGTCATAATTCGGGGAGGTTAAATCGTCGACGTGTCCTGCGTATGGGTAAGTTGAGTAATCGGTAGCCGTTGTGTTGTTATTATTCCAATATCTCAACTTGCCTGACTTCATGCCTCCAAAGTATGCAATGATCGGTTTAGGACTTTTCTCTTGCGTTTCCCCATCAAAGATGGTGCGCATAACTGTATTTTTATCGTCATCAGTTTGCAAGGGGATTAAACAAAAAGGTATTTCTACTTTCTTAGTCTCCTTAACAAACTCGTTATCAAAGATTAAATCCCTATACCCAAAGTTAAAAGATGTCGCTTGTTTAAACTTCTTATTTAAGTCATCCCCATTCTCTACATAGGTAAAGACTAACTCTTTGTTTTCAAGTAGTCCTTGAGGCTTAATAGTAAAGTCCTTGCTTGTATCTAATAAGTCCGTCCAATCAACTATATCATCGGTGTAGTAGATATCTCTTGGCTCAATTACTACTCCCGTTTCATAAATCGGACTCATGTAAAGATTGAACATCTTAATAATACCCATTAAGAAGTCCGTCTGCTTCATGTTAGGGAGGATATCAGCAATAGGGAATGTTACCCCATAGTCTATTTGCCCATCAACATAAACTTTAAGTTCATCGCCATTAGTAAAGTAATTAGGGTAATACTCGACATTTGTATTATCGATTGCCCTCGTTGAATTTAAAATCTTATGATGTAAACAAACTCGAACTTCGTCACCATCCAATAAAGCGATTGAATCCTTTTTAATATAAATTGGAGTGCTAAATGGATTTGAAGTTGAAGTAGTTACAAAGTGTCTTACACTACCTATTACTTCATAACTTGTGCCTCTTTTCCTAATTAAAGAAAAGTAAACCTCACCTGCCGTTGCACTCCCGTTGTATAACTCCCCGTATAATTGTATCTCAAAGTTTGTTGCCCCATTGCCTGACTTGGTGAATGTCCCCGTAGTTGGATTGTATTGATTGCTTGGGTCTAATACTTCACTGTATTTTATTTGGCTTGAACTATAAACCAAACTTAAATCTCCTGCGTTTGCCGTTGTAACTGGGTTCACATTTACCGCAGCCAATACCGAACCATCAACTAAACTATTGTCTATTTGCGTTTGGTTAAGTTGAAACTTCTTAACATCACATTGAAGTATTAACTTTTGGAATTGTGGAGTCCCAAAGAATGATGCAACCTCTAACCCTACTCCTGCTTCCTCAAAGATAGCATTGATAATATGCCCGACATAGATAAAAGGTTTAAAACTATTGTAGTTGTGACTAATCACATAAGAAGCATCCCCGTTGTATCCGTACTTATCTAAACCAACATCGACCATAGGATAAGTCAACTTGATAACGGGGTCAAAGGTCGCAGTCCATGAGTTTACTATCTCAGTATCATTCCACGTTGCAGTCCCTAAACTGGTTAAATCGTTTAACGTCTTATCCGTTAGCCTTGAAAATATATCTATATTCTTTCCGTAGATAGTTATCGAGTAGGTTACTTGGTCATTGTTTAATATCTTAATCTCGTTAAGCTGACAATACCCACTTATTTGTTGTAGTGTGTCTTGATAGTAAATACAAGTTGCCTTCTTGCTTGGGTTGAAATCGGGGTTAAGTTGGTCGGTGTTTCTAATGCTAAAGGAAACATCAAACAAAGATTTAAAAACAAAATCGTTCAGCTTGCTGCCAGGTATATCTACCGACTTACTAAAGTCACTTTGCCTCTTAGACGGGTCATCTATGTTGTAGACTTCCTTAGTGATGTTGATGTCAAGGTCTTCAATGGTATCGATGGAGTATCCACCTATTACTAATTCATTCCTCATAGTCTTTGTCTTTTAGTATCCGCACTCAATTCCACTTCCATAGTCACGTTAAATAGTTTTTCTTTTATTGTACTCTTAGCTTGGTATTCAGTTGTTAAGATGTTGACCGCTACAAACTGACTTCCGATAATCATATAAATCAAAGGCGATTGAACTAACTCCTTAAGCCAAAGACTTGTTTCGCTATTCACATAACCAGAGTTAAGGGTGTATTTTTGTTTTGACGAATTAAAGAAGTTGCTTCTTTCGTGTGAGTAAGTGTTGAATGTAATCCCTGAACTTGTTCTCGTTCCTTGTAAACGATTGTAGTTAGAACTTTGTACGGTTATATTGTCGTCAGCTATTTGAGTGAAATTAAAGGCATCTATTCTGCCTAAAGGATTGAGCCAAAATAAACGATTATAATTCCCATCCCGTGTACACTCACGATCAATTTTAAAAGTCAAAGTATTTGAAACCCTTGTCGGGGTGTTGTTTTCAAAACTGATTTCATACTTAGCCACATTGTCAGCAATCATAGGTTGAGCCGAACCACTTGCAACAGTCCATGAGTTTAAGTTTGCAGGGCCAACCAATACACTTAAGAAGTGTTCCTTGTCTGTTGAGTCAGCTACCCAAGCATTTGCAAAGGTTGAACTTTTAAGTAGCGTTCCACTATCGTCATAAGTTTTAACCCTCATATGGTCAGTCCCGTTTGTCGCATAGTTTAAGAATCCTAACTCGTAAGAATCCCCGACTCTTATATCAATGGTCGATGGTTGATTAGTTAAGAATGTCCCGTAGGTTGTCGGAATGCCTTTATAAACCAAGTCATCAATAGGACTGTTAATTTGTTTTAGGTAAGTCTGAGCCGAATTAATAGCGTAAATGTAACTACTCTCTGCACTGGCGTACCCACTTATAACAGTTCCGTATTCCTCTCTTATGTTTATCTTGAATTTTTTGTAGACATTTACACCCGTTTTAAAACCAACCGAACCTGCGATTAGATTAGTCATGTCATAACTCAAATAGTTCTCAATTATTCTATGTGCATCTAAGTCAACCGTTCCATCAGCATAGTAAGCAGGTTTTCTCAACTCGGTGATTACATTTGCCGAAGCATCTAAGACTTGAATCCTATATCTAAAGTTTGTTTGAGTAGTCTGAGAAGAACTCGCCAAATAAATGATAGGGTCAAAACCACTAACAAATAAGTCAGGTTGTTGAATGAATGTAACTGCCATTATCTATATTATATTATTTAATGACAAAAATACCTACATAAAAAAATAGGTCAGCACCTTGCGAGTAAACTGACCTATTCTCTTTTTGAATCTTACATGAACAAATATAAGACTTCAAAGATAAAATAATTATTTCAAATTATCATAGTTATTTATAATAAATATAATATCATCGTCATCTAAAAATCTATCATCCTCAATATGATAATCTAGCATAATACAATTAGGGAACTCGTCATTATCTTCAGCAATACATAATTCGCAGACTTCATCTAAACTGCTTCGGTTTTTGTAATTAATAATTTCTCCATTTGGAGTTTGTGCAACTTTTTTAGGTAATATCATAATGTTGTTATTTAAATATTCTACAATATTACAAGTTTAAAGTATCATAAACAAATTATCTTTTAAATTCGGTGATTAATCTAAACTCCACCTCTTGACCTATAATCAAACTTAGTTTGTTAGTTAGTTCGTTGTATGATTCATCGTTAAAGGTATCTGAATAGAACCTTGTACCGTCTATACCTTTCATCTTGATTGCATCGGCCATAGCTTGAGCCATTTGAAAAGAAGTTTGAATTACTTGTCTACCCGTTTCAGTTTTACTTACTCTGGCTTGAATACCTTTCCTTGCGATATAGTCTTGTAAATTACTAATCATCTGAGGCGGTGTCCCCATGTTTTTAAAACTAAACCCATTCGGATAGTCTTTATTCGTGTATGTCTTTGTAGGTATCCCGACTGCCGACTTATTGACTAAACCCTTTACACCCAAGTCCACAAACATCCAATAATCATTTAGATCGATAGCCATTGAAACAACCCCACCTTTGATGGTCGGATTCTTCGCTTGGATACTTTGTGCTAAGTTAGATTCAGTTTGTTTTTGCTTTAGTCTTTGCCTTAACAAGATTCGCATCTGCTCAGCATTGGCGTTGCCCCACTCAAGTAGGACATCGGCACACTTGTCTAATATTTCATCACTTATTTTCATTTTGAATGTAATCTAATTCTATACTTAGTTTACTTTGGGTGTAGAAATGTAAACTAAAAAACATTTATTTCTTTGGTTGATTATCAGCTTTGTCTTTTAAATAACATAAATGGTTCAAGAAGTCATAAGCGTTCATTTTAAAGTAGTAGTTGAATTTAGACCTATCTTCTTTCGCAAATAGTTTGTCAATCGTCGCATACCAACTCCATTTAGAAGAGAACCAATCCGACTCTTGTTCTTCTTCTTCCGTTTCTTTGTTGAAGAGGACTGGATACCCTCCGATAATTTCACCAAAAGAAGTGCAAAAAAAAACCCGATAGGATAAGCGACATCCACATCTAAATGGGATTGGAATAACTCCGCCCGTCTATTGAACTCAGTCATCTGAACATCCTCATCCTTTTCTTTATAGCACATAGTCGCTAAGATTAAATGCAAGTTGTCTACAATAGCTTCTTTCTCCTTTGTCAATGAAGACATAGAGATAAACTGTTCGGTATTCCAATCGGTTAAGTATTGATTCACAAAGAACCTTTCTCCCTTAACTTCAAACTCCGTTACCCACGCATCAGGGAATGAACTAATGTCGGGAATGGTTACACTCTCTTGCTCCTTTAGGAAGTCCGTCCATTTCATTCTCTTGTATTCTGAAATAGGTTTGCCTGTTAAAACCGAAAGGACATTGTATGCCGTTCTAATTTCATTGTTGTCGCCTAACTTAATGGCGTTGTATAACTCTTGATATGTTTTAATATTCATCGTATTCGATATGTGCCTATTGATTTGTTTTCTTTAAATGATTTGTATGCTAGTGCAAGAGCCATAACGCAGTCATCATGGAAGCCGTCCCTTGCTGAGTATCTCACGCCCGTTGAAGTGAACTTGTATTCAAACACTTCTAACTCATCGGTTATCGTTCCCTTTGGATAGCCTATTAACCCTTGATGAATTGCACTCACTATCCCCTCCATTAATTGTTGCTTACTTTGAGAGGTAAATTTAAAACCTTGAATGTTTGGAATGCTTAAACTTATCTCCTCAATAATCGGGTCGCCCACTCCCGTACTATCGGCATACCCTACTGTGTTTCTGCTTAGTTGTAATAAAGTATCCTTTGTGTGTTGCCATGACTTTTGGAAGCGTTCAAAGTGTGCGACATTCCCGTCTTGATCTAAACCAATTATAACCGTATAGTCATAAGACTTCGCTAAATCTATTCCAAAGAACTTTGCAGGTTTAATGCTTAATGGTTGGATGCAGTTTCTTATAGCGTCAGAACCAAATGGATTGTCAGCGTTCTGCATTGGGTTGGCCATGTATTCTTGCTCAAAGACTGCGTTAGGTAGCATTTGTTTTGCCTCTTCAATCTCTGACACTGGGATGAATGGGTTATCGTATGTGGTAAACTTAAAGGTCTTCCAATCGTCACCTGCATTTTGAGTAAGTGAAAAGAAGTAATCAAACCCTCTCGGGGTAGAAACGAATAAAGCTTTGCCTGAATAATCCGTTAGTGTTGCCCTTATAACTCTCTCCCATGCTTCCTTTAAGTCTTTGACGTATGAAGCCTCATCTACTATAACCATGTGAAACTTATGCCCTCTTAATGAGTTTATGTTCTCGCCAGTGAAAAACCTTAACTCTCCATTGTTGAATTTAATAGTCAGTTCGGTTCGGTTTGTTTTGAATATCGAACCCCCTAACTTTACTATCTCATCGAAAAACACCGATGCTAATTGATAGGTCGGTGTAATGTAGGCTACTCTTTTTTGAGCCATTATATTAAGGATTGAAATTTGGCTACTTATTAAAGACTTGCCAAACCTCCTCCCACACAATAAAACAATGAATCGTTTATCGCAGTTTAAAATCTCTTGTTGTGCCTGATGTGGCTTATGCAGGATTAACTCCGTCGGCATACTTAACTATTATCTCGCCTGATGTTTCATTCTTATTATCGGTCTTATCTACTAAACCATTTAGCCTTGCAGTTATTGAATGGTTATACTGTCCAACCATACCGCCTTCTATTTGGTCTTGTCTGATTGACTCTCGTATACGTGTAGAGATACCAATGTATTCTTTATACAAACCGTCTTGATTAGTTAAATATTGTTCCACTACTCCTATTTTATCGTAGCACCAATTTTTAAACCCTTCAATAGTTAAAGGTCTCTCTAAAGGTTCTTTAACCATGTCTCCTTCTCTCCCTACAAATTGAGTCTTGTATCTTGGTTTGTTCTTAGTATCTTCTGCATAAGCACAAAACTCTGCCCATAGGTCTTGAGGTGTTTCGAAGTTTCTTGGATGTCCTGCCATATTATTTTTGTCTAATGATGTCTAAGTAAAGGTAAAATAGTCTATTGTCGGTTGTGAAGTTACTCGTAAACTGAGGGCGTTTAATCTTTGGTGTTGCCTCCCCTTGCTTACTGTACTTGTCAATGTCGGTTTTTTGTTTTGGTTTCATACTTGTTTTGGGTTAATATAAATATCCATAAATTCTTGTAAGCTAAGCCATGATATCCACTCCATACCTCCCGAGTAGAATGAGGTGTACTCCAATCCGTCATAGTCAGTGTATGGGGCAAAGCTATCCATAGTAAGAAAGTATCTCTTTACTACATTGCAATCAGTTAAACTATAAAAGTCTTCCTCTTCTTGCTTTTGGGTTAGTTCAAATACTTCTATCCACATTAGTATATTTGTTTAGTAAAGTAGTCCATCCGTTTATTGTGTACTCGGTAGTGTCCGTTCTCTTTTATCTCTACTCTTGCAAATCCTAAATTATGGCGCATATTGTGAGGGTCATAGCTTGGGGCTAAAGTACAAAGGCAACCCGTTGAATAAGTTGTTATCAAAGAACCATCTAATAAACTTTCAGAGTGTTCGGAGGTTTGATGGCAATGGCCTATCAACATTGAGCCTTTTAGTTTGTTGAAGATTCCCTTTGATGGATTCACTGGAGAGAATGCACCCCTAACTAATAAGTGTCCGTGAGTGATTGGGAGTTTGCCTGCCATAAATATTACGTCTTGGTCATGGAACTTGATTCCTTTCTCTCTTAGCTTTAGTCTTGATGACATGGTATAGTAAGCATCATTAAAAAGGATTGGTGCTTTTTTCATTAGCCATCTCTTATACCAATTATCGTGATTCCCTTCCGTCCAATGTATCGGCACGTTAAACTCTTTAATTAACATATCTAAAAAGTCCTCAGCCATCTGAAACCAATCAGCTACTGCGGTTAACTTCTGAGGCGGTGCATCGTGATTTGTGAATGGTTCGTTGTCTAAGATATCCCCGTTTAAGATTATACAATCAATGTTGTTCTCCTTACCGTAGATTAAAGCATTCCTTAAAGCTTCGACATCGTGGTTAGGGAAGTGTATGTCTGACAAGATTAAAGCGTTTGTAATGTTCTTGTCTAAGTGGTAGAACTCTCTTGACTTGCCCTCTGACTTTGGTAAGTTGAATTGGGTTTCAACATTCGGCACATGGTCAACTTGTTTGTAATGCCTTCTCGATTCACCTTGCGCACCCGTTAGCTTTCGAACCATTGACCTGGCGTTCTCTATATTGTTAAAGTGTAAAGGGTAGGTAGCGTGTAAGTATCTCGCTATTGAAGACTTTGATAACTCAGGAAACTTTAAGATTGCGTCCTCAGTTAATTTGTTCACTTGCATTTTGTTGCGTCCCATCATAAGTATTATATTGTTTTTTGTTTATAATTTCTGAATAATTGCCTCAATCTGATATTCACCGTTACCGTGTTCTTCGGGTTCACCCTTATTATCGGAGGTGTCATTGGTTTCAATGCTGATTATTTTATAGTTAAAATTCCTGCAACCAACTTCAATAAGGTGTTTTAAACTTCGGGTGTCAGGTAGGTCTTCGGTGTCAGGTAGGATAAAGAATTTGTGGTCTTTATTCCATTTGCTCGGCATCTTTATTTTACGTTCATACAAATCTCTATGAGGTACTGCTATAATTAAATACCCGTTAGGCTTAGTGATTCGCATCCAATTCATTATCGCTAACTCAGGGCGGTCAAGGTGTTCAAGTAAGTGAGAATTGTAAACTAAGTCATAGGTATTGTCGGGGACTGACTCCATTAGTTCTGCGTTGCCGTTATCTTTATCCCAAGTGTCGCACCAATCCGTTAAGGCATCAGCTCCATCGTGTGTGTCTATTCGACCAACTCCGATGTCAATTACTTTGCCTTGAACATATTTGTCAAAGAATCCGTTTGCTTCTCTGCGTGGTTTACTTTTAGATGTTTCAGCCATGATTATAGTTTTTTAGCTACAATTTGTTCGTGACCAACTTTGTGCCTATCTACTTTCAAAACTTCAAAACCGTTTTTAAGTAATAGGTCTTTTAAATCTTCGATGCCGTATATCCAAATATGTTCTAAGCCGTTGAACATCTTGTCATCCATTTGGCCGTCTTCCAAAATTATAGGACTTTGAATTATTAAGTGTCCACCCGTTACCATTAAACGATTGCACTCCTCTAAAAAGCCTTGACTATCCTCTATGTGTTCAAATACATCTAATGCGATTATGTTGCTAAATTTATTTGGTACTAAGTTTTTAGTTATTTCTGGGAAAAACCCAAACATTAGCTTTGCAGTCTTAGAATACTTTTCAATTTGTTGTTTGTACTTTTCATCAACTTCTATTCCTAAACATACAAAATCATTTTCCATTTCGCCTAACAATACACCAGGAGAACACGCAATCTCTAAATTTACTTTAGGATGTATGTGTGTTAAGTTTTCAATAACAAGCCTATTCTTGTCTACAACATTAGACACTTGTTCGTCAATGGATGACCTTATCGGTGTCGACCAATAGTTATCAGTGTAAATGTCTTGAGGGTTGCCAAAGACTTTGCTCTTGTAACTGTTCCCTATTTTTTCGTATTCTTCAATCATAATATTTTATCTAAAATGTTTTTAAATTGTTCGTTGGTGTGAAAGGTAAACCACTCGCCACCTTGAGGAATTACATTCGGTGCGTAGACGTATTGTTCTAAAACTCGTTTAACTTTTAATTGTTCTGCAATGCTAAACGCTAAACTCTGACCTCCAATAAATAACTTGCAACCATTAATCGCTACGGCTAACTCTAAGGCGTTTGAAACTTTTAAGTGTTGTATCTTATCATTGTGGATTGAAAAGCGTTTAAACTCCTTCTCAGTGCCTACAAAGTAAACATTATCGTACTTCTCTAAGACTGAATAATCAATAAAGAAGTTATTGTAACGGGTAGTCCTATTGACTATGATATAATTGTTGCCGATGTTCTCAGGGATGAAAAGACATTGCTTACTTAAGTTCGGTCTAAATTCGTGGTAAGCGTTTGCTATCCAGTTTTGAATGTTACCTGCAGACAAGTTCTTGTATTCTTTTCTAAATAAATCCAAGTCATAATCTACAACCATGTTCTCTCCTTTGGCTAATTTGATAACATCATGTATGTATGGTTGAGCCTTTAGCAATGGGGCAATAAAATTGTACATCGCATCATTCATCATTACCGAACCGACGGGATGCGTTTCATCCGTAAATCCACTTGGCACACCGATTTTAATGTAGTAAACTACTTTGCAGTCATTGTCTTGACAATATTGGTAAAGACTTGATAGGGAATAGATGAGGTCACCTGCATTCCCTGAATGATTTACTTTAATGTATTTGCTCATATTTAATTACTAATTTATTTAACGCTCCAAATAAAGCCTCAGAGTATGCTAAGCCATCGCAAGACATACAAACTGGTTCTCCTGCTATCCCTAAATCCTTTCTTAATACATTTGCTTTATGTATGTCCTCGTCCGTGTAGACCATGAAACGATGCTCCATTGTCAAACGATAGCGACTTATAGAATCAACTATTAACTCGTATTGCATTTTGCTCAACTCCATAAATACCTATTGATTATTTTTGTAAACACGAAAGGTAAA